CCAACCGTAACCCGGCAAACCCATATAAATCTTTTCTGGGTTCATAACTCTGGCAGCATAATCATACACACCGACAAGCCAGTCTCGTGGAGAGACAGGACCCGGTGCACTGCCAGCCCAAGCCATACCGTAGGACATAATCGCTGCCGTGTCGCAGTACGCATCGAGATCGGCATAGACACACCAGTTCTCACCGCCGACAGAGCCTTGGACGCCAGTCATACCGGGTAAACAGATATTGACCAGTTTTGTGGGATTGTACGCTTTGACGGTTTGGTATATATCGCGAAAGAGAATATTCGCTGCGTCCTTGTTCTCGTATCCGCCGCCGCGCTCCAAGTCGATATCCACACCAGCGCACCACGGGTATTTCTGCATGATCCGCACTAACTCAGATAGAAACTTAGTCTTTGCACCATTTTCGTTATTCCGCAGAGCAGTGAATATAGAAGCTGTTCCGTGATTCATCACGGTAAGAAACCAACGCACTTTGGGCCATTTATTGATGTATGGCATCATGCTGGATATCGGTGTACCTGTTTCGGTTATCGTTCCTGATATGTCCATCTCGAAAGTGAAAATGCCGACGGCTTCAAAACGGTCTCCGTAATTATTCAAGGCTTGGTGCATTCGGGTGTTGCCCATGAATGACCATACCATGCATTTCTTTCCCCTAAGATAATCCCTGCTCATAAGCGCGGATCTCCTTCCATCATTTCTACATATTCAAGGTAGACCCTCGCCGATTTTCCGCTTTCCAGCTTAATCTGATGCTTACTGTCATAAGCTGCGGTATATTGGTAAAATCCCTCCTTGGATGTGGGACTGCCATTTCGCAGACATTCCCTTGCCACAGCTTTTAAGGCAAATTCATCACCCGCATTCACCGCCGATGTAAATTTGCACTTATGCGAACCCATGCCCTGTGAAATTTCAATGCTTCCCGCCAACATTGGCTGTTTCGGATAGATATATAAATCAAGACCCGCTGAGGTTTCTCCAGTATTAAAAAGGACAAGAGTCGCACTGCCACGCACCACGGCATTTTGGTAGCGAGGAGTATTTCCGCTATTTCGGAGCATAACGCTGTTGTGGGGCGTATAGCCTGTTAGTTTGTCGCCTTCTTGAAGTTGAAGGTCGGTATAGTAAATCTCGCCAGTACAGTCGGCTATGAGTGGTCGGATGGTTACGCTAACGATTCGTTTGTCCTGTTTGAGTTTTATTACCTCTGCAAATCGGATGAAGTTGTTAATGACCATAAGTACCACCTACCCATCGAGAGTCCATTGAATTTCACAGACATGGCCGACCCAGCCCGTTGCAACGACACCTGCTTGAAGCATTAGATCGGTGAAAAATACTTCTCCCGTGCAATTCTGTATAACGAGTCGAATGGTGATGGAACGCAGCCTGCCATAACCTTTGGGGGATGCATCCCGCGCCACTTGTTGAAAAGATACCATGCAAATTCACCGTCCTCTCAATACAAATCAATAAATCGTGTTTCGGTTGTCCCGTCCTCGTATTCAAATACTAGCTCGATACCGACCTGTCCGTTCGTTCCCTTGCTTAGGTTATTCGATCCTATTTGCGCCGATATGGTGTAGTTGCGTCTTGATGCCGGATAAACTGTTTGGGCCATACTTTTGGTCATATTCGCTACGCCAACTGCCTTAAAGGAAGCTGTACCGGATACACCGTTTTCAGTATCCACTTCAAAACCGCTATTTTGCCAATAGGCGAAGCCGTCGTCGGCTCGGGAATTTCGCAAATGATTAAAGGGAACCATATCTTTAATTTCCTGCCCAATGAGGTTGCTTTGGTCGAACTGGTCAGCAATCGTCGAGGAGGAAGAGTCGCCCAGTTCTCTAAGTTTCGTGGAGAGTTCCAGTACGGTTTTCCATGGCTCTTGAAGGTTGTACTGGCGGCGTACAATTCGTGTTTTAATGGTCAGATTCAAATCCCTGTCATCAACGGTTACAATGTCACCTAAATCCCATCGCTCATGCTCATAGCCCGTCAGCACGGACAAATCCATCGCCGATAGGACATAGGATACGCGGGGCTTTGCATATTCGGCAAGCCGCATATTGGTAAATTCAAGCATCTGATAGGGGTTTGTAAAATTAGAACAGTCAAGGGTAGCTACCCGCACCTCGCTTGAATAGCTGAAGTCCTCCACGTAGTCCTTGCCACCATTGATTGCAGCGAACGTCATGCCGTCCTTACCAATAGCATAGAGCCTCGTGACAAGGGATCGGGTATCAACTACACGCTTAATCCCGGTCAGGTTTTTACGGTAGGCAAAGAGTGCCCCACTGTCTGTTCCGCTGAATGTCAGCAAATCCACACGTCTGTCCCGACTGTGGAATACCAAATCGCCGCCATGGATGTTCTGTACCATTCGAAGTATGGAGAGTGCGTTTTTTTCTTGGCAGGTCCATGTTCTCAGGGTGGTTACATTTACTGTACCGCCTTCCCAGCCTGTACCTTCAAGTGCAAATGCCATCGGGACAGCGGGCAGGTCAGCGTTAAATTCAACTGGTTGTTTCTCTGCAGAAAAAGTTAGGTCATAGAATGCCGCTTCCGCATAGACCGTTGTGAGTATACTGTTGCCATCCGAGCCTTTTTCATCAGTCATTGTCCGAATACGATAAACATCCTCAGCAATTTGTACCTGCTTCTCGTTGTCGAGCATTATGCGCTTCGGGTCACTGTAAGGCAACTTGAATTCCAAGGTGTCCGCTCCGTTGATCTCGCCCGTAACTATGATGTCATAAGCATTCTCCAGAACCGTTTCCCACGCTCCGTTCTCATCCAAAATAACAGGGCGGGCAAAACCCAGTTTCTCATACGGAGATTTTGGGATATCATGAAGCGTTATATCGAGTAGCTTTGGTGTAACCGTTGTATCGCTGGTGGTGAGCGTTACCCTGTAGCGGATATATGAACGATTCGGCGAGGTCAGTTCGCCGTTTGTGCCAACTGCCTGCCATGCCGACCAGTTCTGCAGATCATCTGAGGTTGATGTTTCTATCAGTGAAATGGATGTGACACCCGCGGTGTATTCACTTGTTGCAGATACTCGACCGCTCCCGGCAAGGCTGCATTCGGTGGCAATAGTCGTCAGTTGGCCGCTTTCGGGGTAGATATTACCAATTCCCTTGCGTAGGGTGACAACCCCCGGCTCAGTTAACGCATCCACGTCACCCGAAGTGTCTCCTCCATTTGCAAGCATTGCTTGACGGAAGTAGTGAATCAAGTCATCTATAGCTAAGTTGCTGTCTGTTTCAAAGAACCACTCGTCCAAGCCACCTGCGTAGTAATACTGGTTTGCGTGCATTCCCATAACGATATCCGCTATACAGGATGGATTCAATGTACCAGTAAATGTTCGCAAAGGGGCTGTCCAAACTTCACCGTCAGCACGGTTACACAGAACTATCTGAGATGTTTTTTCTGTCACGTTTATGATTGCAGAGAGAAAATACCAACCACCATTGACCATGTTGAATCCAGGTGTTTCGGTTTGGTCAAGGATAAGCGTGCCCGCCGAATTATAGAGCATCATTCGCGGCCGCCCTTGATAGAGGGAAATATATAAAATTGGCTGACCGGGTCCTTGGCGTGTATTGAATATGGGTATATATGTCTGGCCGACCGAATAGGTGGTAGGATTAATCCAACCGCCTACAACAATCTTTTCGCCCAGATTGCTAAAGAAACTCCCATCATTTTCTGCTATAAGATGGGTCTTTTCAGAAGTCGGATTAACAATATTTTGCCTAAAGTATCTTCCGAATCTTCCAGCAATAAGGTTTGCTGATGTCCCTGACCAGCCGGAGATGGTAAAATGTCTGCCATGTCCCGATGAGTCTATAAGCTGAAGATTTTCGTCTGGTATTTTTTCATTAAATCGCCATAAAGCAGACGTCCTTGATGTTACAGGAAACTCACCGGTAAAATCCTCTTGGTTTGTCAGGATTGATTTTATCGCCATGTTATCACCTCCATCTGCTTTTTGCCTGTATTTTTAACTCAGTAAAGGTCGCGTTTTCTGCAGCAATCTCAATATGATTAACACCTTTCCTGAGAATTGGAAAATTCAGATCCTGCAGGCTGGGAAGACCATTTCTCAAGGTTCCGCCTGTTTCATCAATAACCTTAGCTG